TGTAATAACACCATCATTAGAAGCATAACCTTCACGATATGCATATAAAGTTCCTGTTGCAGTTGGTGCAAGTGTTCCTACCCCAACCTTAACTGAGAATGAATTAAGATTAATATTCTCATTAACTATAAAACTTCCATTATAAAGTGCTTCATTTGCTCCAGTAAATGCAACCTTATTATCAACTCTTAATCCATGACGATTAGTTGTTGTAACAGTAGCAATACCAACATCCTTATTATAAACTAAAGTATTAATTCTAATCGCTTCACCAGTTGAATAGAAATAAGAACCATCACATAAAGTAGTGCCAACATCAGCAGAGAATCCTGTTATCGTAGATGCGGATTCAACTGTTACTGTCTTAGCAGCACCAATCTCAACACCAGTAATTCTATGAAGTTGATTATATCCATCATAGGATTCAGAACCTACACCAATAACTCTAACAGTATCTCCAACATTATCGTAAATATCACTAACAGTAACAACTGCTTGTGTATATGGTGCAAAAGTTGTAACTCCAGTTATTGCAAGAGTATTACCTATACCATAAGCACTACCACCATCCATTATCTTAACAGCAGTAATAACACCACTACCATTGACAGTGATCTTAGCAGTTGCATTATGACCAGTAACAGAAGCACCTATAGCAACTAAAGAAGCATTATAGATATCCCCTGCACTACCTGAACCATAACCTGCACCAGCATTAGTAACATTAACTTGAGTAATACGATTTAATCCATGATCAACATCAGTATGAATTGTATGGGCAGTTCCAGTTTGGGAGGTAATATTAGAAATATTAACACCAATATCAGTATCAGAATTAAACTTGTTTAAAGTTTCTCTTGTTACACTATTCTGAACTTCATCAACTACAACATCGCCAACCAAATTAGGAGTCGCAAATGAAACGGTTGGATCAGGGTCAGATGCTGGATTATCTCTATTAGTTTGAGGATAAAGATCACTTACAGGTTGAGCAAACTTCTCATCAGTAAATGGAGTAACAGGAGTTGAGTTTGATGCATTTAATAAAGTTAAGTAGTAAATACCATCCTGTTCACCTGAAACATATTTCTTTGCTTCTTCTGCTCTATAAACAAAATATGTGTCTTTAAAAGTTTTTCTCTTAAAGTATGGTAAAGCAGTTGTTCTTAATGAAGTATCATTAGTAAATGTTCCTGGATTAGTTGTTAAACCAACAGTAAAGTTTTTAGTTCCTGTAATACCAGTAACATCAAACTCTTTATTATATCCAGAATTTAAAGTAGCAGTAGTATTAGTAGAACTCTTAATATTAACTAACTGAACTCTAGAACCAACTGAAAGATTATGTGGAAGTTCAGTAACTACATTAACATTTGTACCATCCCATGTTGCATCAGCAATAAATCTAAAGTTCCTCTGCTCAGCTTCATTAGTAATAGATCCAGTTCCAAAATAAGTTTGAATCTCAGTATTTGAAGCACCACTAGAGGTATTACTCTCTTGAAGGATATAACCATCACTTGGAGGTCTTGCTATACCACCATCTTTAGGAATTACATATCTTGCACGATATATGGTATCAGTTGAGTTTCTATTATCACTTTTTCTCTTAATATAAGTTCTAGGAGTTGCAGAACCAAGATCTGTCGTTCCAAGACTTACTATAGCAGAATATATTCCATTCTCAGCAAGATCATCAGCAGCTTTAACATACCATTGAGAATTAGTAATATCCCACTGAATTGGGTGTCCAATATCCCCAGAGTTCTTATCAGATACTCTACTTACAACTTTTAATAATCCACCCTTATCATTAATAGATAATGCATTACCTTTCAATGCACCATCAAATGTTTCAGCAACTTTAATATTAGTATTAGCAGTTAATCCAGAAGTAATAGCATAATAAACTTGATTTGCATCTAAACCGTCAGGAAGTCTACCATTATCACTAATAACACGAATTGATTCTCCATCAAGAAAATCATGAGCAGCAGTTAAAGTAATAACATCTGGATTTCCACCATCACTTCTTGCACCGATACTATTAATTCCTGTTGGACCTTGTTTAACAGTAAAGTTTTTCTCAGAACTAGACTGAGAACCTGGCATTACAATTCTTGAACTATACTCAGTAGTAGATCCATCTTTTGCAACTAATACTTTTAAAGTCTCACTACTTCTTGCACCAAACCTATATCCTTCCAAAACATTTTCTGGAGGAGTATCTATGTTAGTCTGTCCATACAAATAAAGATTTGCAGTAGAACCTATACCAGCAACAGGTCCAGTTTTAGCTACATCAACCAACTCAAACTCAACAGAAGTTTCAGTTAATGGAACCTCTTTTGGTGGAACAATATGAGTAATATATCCTTTATCATCCTGCTTAAATGAATTCTGTTTAAATCCAGTAGAACAAAGTGCTTTTGCACCAAAGTTGGAGTTAGAGTTTGTAAGTGAAATATCACCACCACTCTCAGTTACAAAATGCTCTGCATAACCAATAGCAAACACAGAAACTGCCTGTACAACAGCATCGTTATTTACTTTAAGATGATAGTTTCTATAAGAAGGTTTATATACTGCTCTAGAGTCAGTACTTAATGGTTTACTTGCAGCAGAATTATCATCATATACACCAGTTGTCGTGTTATAAAGAACAAACGCATTATCATCCTTCTGCAGTCCAATACCCGTAAACTGGGCAATGACCATAGACTTAAATCCAGTTGCCTTACTACCATCAGCAAGACATCCACACATACCATAAACTGATCTTAATGAACAGTTAAAGATATATGGAGAAGATGAGGTAACAGTATCAGAACTTAATGCTAAAGTAGAACCTGCTGGAGAAGGAAGTGCTACTGTTGGAGGATTCTGTACCTGATAAACTACAGTTGTTGTAGTTGGTCTCTCAGAAACTACAAACTGACCATTATAACCAGAAGCAGCAAGTCCTGAAACACGGAAAGGTGTATCTACATCCAATCCAGGAACCGCATCTTCAGTAGTAACAGTAATACTTGAATTTGGAGTTATTCCATCACCTGATTTAATACTCGTAATTCCAACTGATAAACCAGTAGAACCAACAATACGATATTCATCAATCTTAGGTTGAATATCAAGATTAGTACTTGGATAATCAGGTTCAATTGCACGACCTGAAGATTGTCCATATACAATACTAATCTTCTCATAATACATCTGCAAATCAGTACGATCTGTAGAGTAAGTTAAGAAATCATCATTAATACTTACATTATTGACACCATCTGCATATTCAAAGCAAGTAAGTTTATGGTGAGAAAAATTAGGAACAAACTCATTTATCGTATAATCAAGATAACACTTTCCATTAGGATTTGCATCAAACATGGAAAATTGCCAAAAATAGCAATCACCTGTTATACGGAAAAGTGCTGATTTTTCAATTTCTGTGTTTTCTGGGTTTGGAACATATTTTGGTCTAATCTTGGTTTTTCTTAAATCAAGACCAACTATAGATGTACCACGAGGAACTATAACACCACCATATACGCTGTTTAACTTATAAAGTTCGTTATTAGGTGAAGTTAAGTCAAAATTTGAATTTAAATCATATGGAGGTAAATCATTAGTTACTGCACCACTTCTAAGTTTATAATTATTTGCACCATCAGGAATATAACCAGGTCTATTATCTACTACATGCTCTCCAGGATAAAGTAATATCGTTGTTTTACCAAATCTATCGTTATCTAATCCTTTCTGGTATGAAAATCTTGAAGATTCTATTAATGCTCTCTGAATCGTCTTAAATGGACGAGTCAAAGAATTACCCTGATTCTCAATACTGTCTGTAGCATCAAGGTCATTAGGGTTAACATAGAGGATCGTTCCTCTTACTGATTTCAAGAAATTATCTAATCTGGAGAGACCCATCTTATTAACACGTATAGCCGTTATGGATTATTTATCATCATACAAATCCTTGCCGAACCTTACATGAGGAAAAAATTGACGGGGTTTTTTTCCGACTTTTTTGAAATCAAACGTCGGTTTTCTCCTGAGCAATGGGATCTGTGTAAACTAACCTACCTTCAGGACAAGTTGCACGAACAAGATTCAATACATTCATAAACTGATCTGTATTGTCACAGACAACTTCTTTTGTATCTCCTTCATTAGAATAGAGATAAAAAGTTTTCTTAAGTGGGTCTACGACACACTTCATTAAATATTCTTCGTCCATCCAAGCACTCATCATACTCATCAAGTATATCACCCAAACAAATAATTGTCAACGAGTTATAGTATTTTGACCAGCGTATTTAGTATCAGTGGCTGTAGGATCAGGATAATCTTCCCATGTTTCACCCTTATATTCTACTGTTAATGGATTAATATCCTTTCTTTCCGCATACACATGATAGAAACAATCAATAGGCATACCACCCTTTGCTTGAAGATATACTTTCTCATCATCCCATCTCTTTATAATGAGATCCTGATGAGCACCGATAGGTTGAAGTTGTACTGTAATACTATCTACATGAACTAAATCTTTCCAATAAGAAGGTAAGAAAATCTCCTTTTCATTCCTCAATCTTCCCCTATGATAAACACCAACCTCTGCACCTTCAATACATGCATGAGCAAGACGCATTCCTTTCTCAGAGGGATGAGGTATATCAAATTTCTTAGGCAAACCATCTGCTACTGAATGTCTTGCTTCCAACCTTCCAGTAGATAAACAATCAACTGACCCAGTAACATATAAATCACCATCCAATAAAACATTACCCTTGGTTTCTAATACCATAGGTAATTTACCAGACACCCCAAGACTATCTTTAGGATGAGGACAGTGCTTATCACCATTAGTCATAGGAGCCAACATTAAAGTAGCTTCAGCATTACTATAAGTTGATTGGTCACCAAAAAGAACTGGACCTTCTGCATAAAGAGACCCATTTATTCTTGGTTTCCTACCACCAGATCCTTGACCAACAGCAGGAGGAGCACCTGTTCCCACCATAAGTTGACCACCGACTTGAACATCATCGAAATTCATTGTCATTGTTTATTCCTCCTTATAGATCTCGAAGTTCTTGTTGTTGAGAACTCTGTGCTGAATTAGGTGCATGATACATGTTCTCCCTCTGGTATTTCTGATGATGATTCTTAGAATCT